AAAAGAACTTACATTGTGGGCTAATCGTGTTAAATAACCCAACCCATTATAATTTGGGGGAGGCGAGGGTGTGTAAGAAGATTAACAACTTGGCAACTAATTAAATTACTTTTAAAAAGCTAATATGAACAACAAAATAATTAAAAAACAATTAAATTAGAATATGGAAAATCTTAAAAAAATATATAATACATTTCCTTTAAATACTTACAGAGGACAAGAATTAGAAAATTTAAAAACTTTATGTGATATAGCTTATTATGAAGGTCAAAAAAGTATTTTAGATGAAATAAAAGTAGATAAAGAAAAATTACTCAAAGGTTTTGCTTATAAAGATAATAAATAAATATGAAAATAAAATTTGCTAAAGAAGACCACCCTATTATCTATCTTTTACCAGAAATAGAATTATGGTGTACTCAAAAACAGCCAAAACTTTATATTGGTTGGTTAAAATGGATGATAGTAATAGATTTTAATTAAATAATAATATGGAAAGAAAACCACATAGACAAATATGTTCAGTATGTCAAAGAGAATATGCACTAGATTATAGTGTACCAAATAAAATATGGGAATTAGCAACTCATCACAGTCAGAGAGAAAATCTTATTTGTTTTGATTGCTTTGTTAGAATGGCTGACACTAGATTTGTAGATTGGGATAAAGATATAGAGTTTAAACCAACAAGTCTTATCAGTCATATAAAAAATTGTAAATTAACTTTTTAAATAATATGCCAATTAAAAAACTACAAGAAGAGGTTGAGAATACCTTACAAATGATTTTATCAGGAGTTTATATGTGTGCTTATTTACGGGGAGATTTAAAACAAGAAGTAAATATGAAAGTTATTTTTAAATCAATAAAAAGAATAAATAAATTTTTAGATAAAGCCTATAAATTAGGGAGAAAGGAAGAAAGGGAAGAATGTATCAGATATATGAGAAGTGGAAATATTAGCGGTTCATTTTCAACAGGTTGCGATTGTGAAGATTGTAATAAGTATGAAAAGAAAGTTAGAAAAGACCTCTCCGACCATTCGGAAGGTAAAAAATAAAATAAGGATATGATAATATACTTAATTGGAACAATACAACTAATAACAAGTGTAATTCAAATTATTTATTATGATAATTTTGAATTTGGAATTTACTTTTTAGTATTAGGACTTGGGTCTTTAATATTAGGAGTTTTAATAGAAATCAGAGATGAAATAAAGTAAAGCTAACCATTTAGCAATTTAATATAATAAGAGAGTATGAAAAATAGAACAACAGCAAGTTTACTTGCATTTGTATTTGGAGGATTTGGAATACATAAATTTTATTTAGGACAAACAGTTCAAGGGATATTTTATCTATTATTCTTTTGGACTTTTATACCTGCTTTTATAGCATTTATAGAATTTATAATTTATATAACAATGAGTGATCAAGAATTTGATAGAAGATTTAATTTGACAAAGTAAAGTAAAAATGTTATTATTAGTATGTAGTGGAAAGTGTGGTACATATTTGGAGTCTATTTAGCGACAAGCATGTAGGCTCTAAAATAGTTATCATTCCATCAATCGTAAGATTGGTTCTTATAGGGTATCCACTAACTTTATTGTTGGTGGAATAATAATTACAATCAGATTTATGCTTGAATTTGATTTGACAAGAATAAATAAATGTGTTTAAAAACACTAATTTTTTAATATGGAAATGATAAACATAGATTTAATAAAACCTTATGAAATGAATGCAAAAAAACATTCAAGAAAACAAATTAAACAAGTGGCCAAAAGCATAAAAGAGTTTGGTTTTAATCAGCCCATAGTAATCGATAAAGACAATATAATAATAGTAGGGCATGGGAGATACGAAGCAAGTAAACTTTTAAAATTAAAAGAAGTACCAATCCTAAAATTAGATTTGACAAAAGAACAAGCCAAAGGTATGGGAAGATTTAAGAAAAGTAAAGACAGAATATAAAGATGGATATACAACGATAAAATTTCAAGGATATAAAGTGAGAATAAAAGGAAAAGTAGAAAAGGGAGAGGTAGTAAAGAAAAGACAAAGAACTGACATATGGCGACACAATAAGCCAACAAAATCAGTAGAACACCCCACAATGAAGCCTGTGGCCTTGTGTACAGAAGCAATAATAAACAGCTCCAAGAAAGGAGAGATAGTATTAGATTTATTTTTAGGAAGCGGAAGCACACTGATAGCTTGCGAGAAAGTAGATAGAACTTGCTATGGAATGGAGCTAGACCCGAAATATATCGATGTAATTATAAAAAGATGGGAAAAGTTTTCAGATGAGAAAGCCACCAAATTAAACAGGTAATAAATGGAAATATGCCAAGAGAAGATACACAATTTAAAAAAGGGCAAATAGCCAATCCAAAAGGAAGGCCAAAAGGAAGTGGGCTAAATTTGACATCCCTATTAAAAGCAAAGCTAGATGAAGTACCTGAAGGGAAAAAACTAGCATATAAGGACTTATTTATAAAATCACTAATTCACAAAGCACTCGTGGAAAAGGATATGCAGAGCTACAAACTGATAATGAATTATGTAGATGGTTTACCAAAGCAAGAAATAAAAGTAGAAGGAGATATGAAAGTAATAGGATTTAATTTTATCAAACCAAATGATACCGATAACACCGACAATAAAACCGACAATAAAACAGAATGAAGCATGGGAAAAACTGTTAGATAGAACAACAGAATTTGTTTATTTTGGTGGTGGAAAAGGTGGAGGGAAATCATGGCTAGGATGTGAGTGGTTGGTAACGAACTGTTACAAGTACCCTAGCAGTAGATGGTATTTAGGCAGAAGGGAATTAAAAAGACTAATGGCGACAACATTTCAAACCTTTTTAAAAGTCTGTAAATATCATAATATACCAGCAAGTGATTGGAACCTTAATGGAAGTTTAAATTACATAGAATTTATAAATGGCAGTAGAATAGATTTATTAGATGTAGCATACCAGCCAAGAGATCCTGATTATGAAAGATTTGGATCATTAGAAACAACAGGAGGCTGGATAGATGAGGCAGGAGAGGTAGATGAGAAGGCTAAAGAGAACTTACAGGCATCAGTAGGCAGACACATGAACACAGAGTACGACCTGCCACCAAAGAACCTATACACAATGAATCCAAACAAGGGATGGATTTATAAGATTTATAAGCAATGGAAAAGTGAAATATTACCTGATGACACAGCATTCATACAAAGTTTATATAAAGACAATAGTTATAGAAATAAAAACTATGGAAAGACACTAGAGAAGATTAAGAACAAAGCAACTAGAGAAAGATTGATGTATGGAAATTGGGAATATGATGACGATAAGAGTGCATTATTTCAATACGACAATATCTTAGACATGTTTAGTAATAGAGCAGATGAAAGTGAAGATAAATTTTTGTCAGGAGATGTTTCAAGAAAAGGTAGAGATAAAATGCCGATAGGTTTATGGAGAGGATTAAAACTATATAAGATAATAACGATACCTGATAACATAAGAGAAAACACAGTAAAGAGTAGTGATTTTATAAAAGCATTGATAAGAAAAGAACAGATCCAAAAAAGTCAGTCTGTATTAGATGAAGATGGATTAGGTGGTGGTGTAGTGGATCAAGTAGATTGCAAAGGATTTGTAAATGGTAGTAAGCCAGTATTATCAATTCAAGATGAGGAGGAAAGAAAAGAAGGGGAGTATTTTGAAAACTATGGAAACCTGAAAGCACAATGTTATTTTAAATTAGCTGAATTAGTAGAGAGAGGAAAGATAGAGATAGATGTAAATGGAGATGAAGATTTAAAACAAAAAATTATAGAAGAATTAGGGATGATAAAACAAAGAGATATAGACAAGGATGAAAAAAGAATTTATATCATAAGCAAAGATGAGATAAAAAAGAACTTAGGCAGGAGTCCTGATTATGCAGATATGATAATGATGAGAATGTATTTTTTAGTAAAAAAACCATTAAATAAAATAACTGATTTTGTATTATGAAAATAACAATAAGAATTAAAAATCTATTTAGAAGAAAAGGAAGAAAGGAAATCATTACAAATGAAACTCAGGAAAAACTGAACCAACTAGGAGATAACATAATAAAAAAACAAAACAAAACTTTAAAAGAGATAAATAATTTTAGATAGTATGATAACAAAAAAATACATAGAGAGAACAATAGAGTTTTCAATAAAAGATTTTAAAAAAAATGGTATGACTGTTTTTTTATATGTCTGTGCAATTCCTATTGGGGTTGATTGGGATCAGAAAGAAAAGAAAATTGATATCATGCACAGAAAAGAAATACCAATGAATAAATTAAAGAAATTCAAATCACTAATAGGAAATACAGTAAGATTAGATGAAGCAATAAAAATAGAAAAAAAAATGACAAAAGAGTTAGTAGATGATTTTGTTAAATATATAAATTCAGTAAATAGCTTACCTGATAGAATTACAGGAAAGCCAATAAATTTTAATAAAGTATATGAACTTAAAGGGAGTTCCGAGATTTAGATGTCCTTCATGTGGATATCTTTTTAATGTTTGGAGTGGAAGTAAAAAAACTCCTAAAAGAAATCCAAAAATAAAACAAGTAGAAAAGTGGCTATTGAAAGCTAGATGTCCAAAATGTGGTATTTTAATAAATGCACATAAAATTGACACGAGGGGTCTAAGAGAAAATATATGTTAGGTTAGCCAAGAAAAAGGGCTGTATTTTATTTTTATTTTCAGAAGTGCTATACTATTATAATAACTAAAAACTATGTTTAAAATATTTAAAAGACTAAAAAAGAAATCTATAACAGGAAGTGGAGTAGATGCATTCATTACAAATGCAATGAATGGAAATTTGGGAGATAGATATCAAAGATGGGTTTATGCATGTATAACTACAATTGCAAAAAGCATAGCACAGGTAGATTGGGAGTTAGCACAGATAAGCAAAAAGACAGTAAACAAAATAGAAAGCCATGAGTTGCTTAGTTTGTTATATAAATTTAATCCAAAAACAACTAAGTTTAATAGCATGTTTTTGACAATGGTTTATTTTTTAAAAGATGGAGATGTAGCTTGGATTTTAGATGTACCAAAAGGAAGAAAAAAACCACAAGCAATTATAGTCGTTCCAACAAGTAAATTAGAAGTAACAAAAAAAGATGAGTTAGGTTATCCATCAATGTATAAAATATCAGTAGATGGAAAGAAAATGACAATAGATGCAAAGTTAGTAAAAATATTTAGAAATCCTGATCCAGCAGATCCACAAAAAGGAAAGAGTATAATATCAGCAATAAAAGATGTAGTAGATAATGATACCAAAATGGTAAAATGGAATGTAGGATTATTAAATAGAGGTGCAGTACCAAGTGGTGCAATAGAAATAAAAGGAAGCCTAGATCCAAAAGATGCTAAACTATTAAAGAAACAATTTCAAGAAGTTTATGGAGGTTATGAAAATGTAGGTAGCACAATGATTTTACAAAATGGAACTAGCTGGAAACCTTTTAGCATACCACCAAAAGACATGGAGTATATTGAAGGTAGAAAAATGAATAGAGATGAGATACTTGCAATATTTGGAGTGCCAAAGATTTTATTAGGATTAGAAGGAACTTATAATAGATCTACATCTGAAACAGCAGAAAGAATGTTTAACAAAAATACACTACAACCACTAATGACAATGATCGTAGAACAAATCAATATTTATATCACTCCATTATTTGGTCAAGGACTTTGGCTAGATTTTACACAGCTAGATATTCAAGATAGAGAACAACAATTAGCAGAACACACAGCAGGATGGAATAAATGGCTTACTACAAATGAAATTAGAGAAGCACTAGACAAAGCACCTGTAAAAGGTGGAGATGATATTTACTTGCCAATCAATTTAATACCAGTAATAGGTGGAGAACAAAAGTCAATTAAATTAAAAGCTGAAAGAAGAATTTATAGTTTAAAAAAAGAAAACTATATAAAAAGAAAAATAAAAAATAGAGATTTTGAAATAGAAAAAAAGAATGAAAGTTTAGGAGATAGTATTTTCAAAGCACTTACAAAGAAAAATAAAAACCTAGTTTTAAAAATAGGTAAAAAAAAAAGCTTTCAAGAACAAAATGAAAACTTAAGATTAGAGATAGAAAGATTATTTATAAAAAAGTTAGAAGGATTATTTGAAAAACAAAAGGAAACAGTATTAGAAAATTTAGATATAAGTGAAAAAGGTTTAGATGCTAATCCATTTAATAAAGATGATGAGATAAAGTCAATGGTATCAATAATAGAACCAACTTATTACGAGGCTATGACTAAAGGAGCAAAATTAGCTTCAAAAATAGCAAGTGTAGAATATATAGATATAACAACTTTACCTGAAACAGTAAAATGGGTAAAAAAGATTAGTAAAAAATATGCTACAGATATAACAGAACTTACTTATGAGAAAACTATAGATGTAATACAAGAAGGAATATTAGATGGAATAGGAACTGAAAAATTAGCCAAGAATATAACAGAACTCTATGATCAGATGGCAGATACAAGAAGCCGAGTTATAGCAAGGACAGAGAGTGCTAGATCATTAACAGCAGGACAGTCAAGAGAATGGGGAGAAGCTGGTATAGATAAGTTTGAATGGCTTACAGCAGGAGATAGTAATGTAAGTGCTATATGCCAAGAAAACTCAATGAAAGAATGGAGTTTAAAAGAAACAAATATGGGAACTGTAGAATACAGTCATCCAAATTGTAGATGTATGTTTTTACCAAAATAATTTATTTAATATAACAAAATATGAGTTATAAAAAAACAACATCCTGATAGTGCTTCACTTATTATAAAAAGAATAGAATAATATGAATGAACTAATAAAATATTTACCAACAATAATTCAAGTAATATCAACAGTAGTAGTGCTTACTTTATTTTTTGCTAGAATAGATAAGAAATTATGTTTACAAAAACAAACTCTTGATAATATTGAAAAACACTTAAAAGAAACAAATGGAAAGGTAGCTGAAGTTGTAAAATGGAAATTAAAAAATCAAGATTTTGTAGAAGAATTAAAAGATAATAGAAATAAAATATTTAATAACGTTCTTTAAAAGGAGAGGGAAATGATGAAAATGATAGTAATTGCTAAAGTAAAAAAACTTCCCTATGAAGCAAATCAAGTTGGAACTGTTTATTGTTTATGTAATGGTTGTGGTTATAAAATCAAACATAAAATATTTATGACACTTAAAAAAACATTTATCGTTTGCCCAATATGTAAGTTAAGATGGGAAGTTACATTTTACGATGCTAAGGGATCGGCATAAAGATCCCTAAATTTTAAAAATATGAATATAAAAAAAACAATGGCAGGATTAGGAATAGGAATAACACTTTTATCAAGTGGTTATGTTGGCACACACGAAAGAATAAATGGAAGCTGGATGACTAATGATGATTATAAAGAACTTAAAACAACACTTATAGAAAAACAAGAGAAAAATGATTTTATAACTATTCAGGAGTACCAATTATTGATTTTGATTTATGATAAAGAAGCAAAGAGAGGAATTGGAAAATTAGAACTACAAGAAATAACTAATGATAATTTTATATCAAAATTAAATAATAAATTTAAATAATATGGAAAATAAAATGATACAAAGAGTTTTTAAATGCAAACTTGTAGAAAAAAAAGCTGATGATGAGAAAGGGATCATTGAAGCTTATGTTTCTATTTTTGGAAACGAGGATAGTTATGGAGATATAATTCAAAAGGGTGCTTTTCTTGATAGTTTGAAAAGAAAATTGCCAGTTGGAGTTTGGTCACATAATTGGGATCAGCCAATTGCAAAAACTTTAGAAGCAAAAGAAGATAGTCATGGCCTATATATAAAAGGCAAGTTGGTAATGGGTGTTCAAAAGGCAAAAGAAGCATACGAACTCATGAGAGAAGGAGTGATAGATGAATTTTCAATAGGATTTTTTATTGAAGAATATGAATGGGATGAAATAAATGAAATCAGAACAATTAAGAAAATAAAATTAGTTGAATGGAGTCCAGTTGTAGCAGGTGCAAATCCTGATACAAGTTTAATAAGTGTAAAGAGTAAAGAAAACAAAAAAGAGGATGACGAAGGTAAAAACGAAGCCCAAAATGACGATGTAAGCGACGAAAAAGAAAAAGTGGCAGTAGATACCAAGAAAGAAGTAAAAGAGCCTGAAAAGGCAGTAAAGCATGTTAAAACAATGAAAGAATTAGTTATTAAAGATAACGAAGTGAGAATTAAGTATAAAAATAATACATTAAGCGAAAAGTTTATAATTTCAAAAGAATTGAAAGATTTGCTACAAGAAAAAGCAGGAAAAGTATTAAGTAGTAAAAATAGAGGATTAGTAGAGTCAGTAATTACAGGAATTGAAGAATTGAACGATAACACAAAACAAATATTAGCTCCATTAAAAAGTCTGTTGGAAGCAACAGATGAAAAGAGCAAAAAGGTCGAAGCTCCAAAGTCAGCAGATAGAAAAAATATGCTGATATTAAAAGCAAATTCAAAAAAGGTTGATAAGATAAACGAAGTCAGCCTAAAGATATTAAAAAACATAAAGTAAAGAATATGGATGATAAAGAAAAAAAAGAAAGTAAAGTTGAAGAAACTATGACTGAAGAACAACTAAAAGAAGTAATTGAAGGTGCTATAAAAAGTAGCGACTTGTCAAAAGATATGGAAGTATTAAAAACTGATTTAGTTGATTTGAAAAAAGTAGAAAAAACAGTTGAAAATGACTGTAATGCTACAAAGAAATTTGTAACAAACCTTTTCACAGATAATAAAGCAGAGTTGAAAACTATTACTACAGATGATGCTTCAATGGGGTATTCAGTACCAACAGAATTGGCAAAAGCAATTCACGAAGCAAAAGATAAAATCTCTAAAATTAGAACTAGAGCTTTTACATTTAGAATGGCAGGTAAATTCGATTTACCAATAGAAGGCACAGCTTGTACAGCTTATTGGGTTACAACTGAAGCAGATACAAATATAACAGAGTCAGCACCAACACTTGGTAAAAGATCACTTGATGATTATTACTTAGCTGTAAGAGTGAGAGTTCCTTATAAATTGATCAGTACTTCAGGAGTAAATATACAAAGTTATATTGCAAGTTTGTCAGCAAGGACAATCGTTTCTACAGAAGAAACAGCTTTTGTAGGTGGTAGTGGTTCAGATGAGCCAACAGGTTTTAGAGAAGCAAGTGTAGATAGCATTGCTCAAGATGGAGATGATTTAGCTTATGATGATGTTATTGATTTAATATTTTCATTAGAAGAACAATATAGAAATGGTTCTGTTATTATGACAAGCACATTAGGTATCAAAGCATTATTGAAAATTAAAGATGATCAAGGCATTCCAATTTTCAAATATGGTGGAAAACTATTTGATAAATACGAAGTGGTTGAAGTAACAGATATCCCTGAAAATCTAGGTACATCAGCAAATACTACAGAAATGTGGATAGCTGATCTTAAAGAATACTGGATTAAAGATGGCGAAGGTATGATGTCAGAAATTAGAAAAGTAGAAGGCAGATTACAAGTAGATATGTATTTATACGAAGCTACAGACGGGGTAGTAGTAAATACAGATGGATTTAAGAAAATGACAGGAGTAAAATAGAATGATTAAATTGCTCCCCAGCAATGGGGGGTAATAGTAATTATTTTAATATGATTATCAAATTTAAAAGAGGATACAAGAGCTATGTTGTAGGAGATATAGCTGGTTTTAGTTGTAAAGAGTCAGAGGCTTTTGTTAAAAAAGGTTATGCTGATTATTTAGGCGAGGTAGAAAGAGAAGGCGTAGAAGAAACTCAAAGCATTCCAAATGGAAGTTTTGATTTTAAAAAAAAAGTTCCTAGAATAGAAGGGATAATTTGTGCTATATGTGGAAAAACATTTTTAACAAAAAAAGAATTAACAGATCATTTATGGAAAAAACACAAAATAAAATAATCTACATTGGAAACTTCAGACCTTCATTCAGCACAGAAAATGATGTAAAGAGTGCTTTTGAAAAATTAGGATGGCAAGTTTATCCAGTTCAAGAAGATGAAATGAACGAAGGCACTATAGATGAAATATGTAAAATAGAAAAAGATTATAAGTTTATTTTATACACTAGAACATGGGCTAGAACTGATAGTTTATATAGAATGCTTTTAAAAAGAACTAATAAACCAACTGTAAGTTTTCATTTGGATTTATATTTAGGATTAGGCAGAGGATTAGAACTAAATAAAGATAGTTTTTTTATGAGTGACTTTGTGTTTTCAGCAGATTGTGGAAACCAAGAAGAATTTAAAAGATTAGGAATAAATCATATTGGAGTACCACCAGCAATAAATGAAGATGGATGTTTTCTAGGAAAAAAAGAGAATAAATATGATGTAATATTTGTAGGTAGTGAAAAATACCATACAGAATGGAGTTATAGACCATATTTAATCAGATGGCTTAGAGAAAATTATGGAGAAAGATTTAAAATGTTACCTGATGGAAAAGCAATTAGAGGAAAAGATTTAAATGATTTATATAATAGTGCAAAGGTTGTAATTGGAGATGCGACTTACAGTTCAAATTATTGGAGTGACAGAGTACCTGAAACATTAGGTAGAGGTGGATTTTTAATACATCCATATATAGAAGGAATTGAAAAAGAGTTTAAATTATGGAAAGATTTTGTACCTTATAATTATGGGGATATGGTTCAATTAAAAATGTTGATAGATTACTATTTAGAAAATCCAAAGGAAAGAAATAAAATTAGATTACATGGAATGAAAACTGTAAAAGCAAAACATACTTATACTCACAGAGTAAAATTTATTTTAAAATATTTAGGATATGCCAAAAATTAGTTTATGTGCAATTAGTTATAACGAAGCCGAACATCTTGAAAAGTGGTATGAAATGCACAAGGATTTTGCTGATGAAATAATATTAGTAGATACTGGAAGTTATGATGGAACACAAGAGATAGCAAAAAAATTAGGAATAAAATTTTATGAGATGAAGTGGGGGCATAGTTTTGCCGAAGCTAAGAATTTTGCTATTAGATGTTGTAAGCACGAGTGGATAATAAACCAAAACCCAGACCTGTGGATAAATCCGATGAATTACGATATTATAAAATCTTATATGAAAAAAGGAGTAAAAGGTATATCGATGCCAACACTAGCTGATAAAGAATTTGGAAATTTAGATTTACCTTTAGGGATTACAAAAGAAATAAAAGAAAAAGATTTAATGAGATTGACTAATTGCTGTATTTTTAGAAACGACCCGAATATACATTATAGACAACGAGTACATGAAAATATAAATGAGAGCATAATAGAGAACTATGGAAAAGAGGCTATAATATTTATACCTGAATACAGATACCACCACACTCCAAAAAGAGTTTATAAAAACAAAGCCAAAGTCAGATACTATAATTTTTTAGAGGACTATGGAGCAATGGAAAGAAAATATTGGGAACATGCTCAAATATTAAGAAAAACAGCTTATGATTATGAATTATCAAAATAGATATTTAGAACACCAAGAAAATAAAAAAGAAATTTTTAAAAAAGAAAGTGAAATTTTAGAATTAGTAGAAAAAACTAATTTTGATGAAGTGATTACTAGTCGAAGAAGTACAAGAAAATTCTTTGGAAAAATGATAAATAAAGAAATTAAATCAGTTATAGATTATGCTAAATTTTGTCCGACAAGTTGCAATAGACAAGCTATTTGGATGAAGATAGTAAAAAGTAAAAAAGAAAAAGATTTATTAGAAGAATTATTAGTTGGTGGAAAAAATTGGATAAATAAAGCTGGAATTATTGTTTTATTATTTGCTGATATGGATGCTTATAAAAGTCCGAACGAAGTTACTTACATGCCATATTTAGATGCTGGAGTATTATCAATGACATTAAGTTTAGGAGCTGAAAAATTAGGATATGGAAGTTGTATAGTAAATCCAAACATAAGACAGAAAGATTTAAATAAATTTAATAATATTTTTAATAAAAAAGGATATAAATTTTGTATATCTTTAGCAGTAGGTAAAAAAGGAATACAACTTGATCCAAGACAAAATAATTTAAATATATGTTAGGATTTATAGCAAGAATTGACAATGGTGGATTAGGAGTAGAGAGCATAGAGTTTGTAGAGAATATGAAACCTGATAAAATAATGGCAATAAAAATAGGCGACATGAAGCAATTTGAAGATAGATTTGATGCAACGATTATAGAAGGAGTACCAAGCGATAATGACATTAAAAAGTTCTTAGTGGGGTTAGATACCATCTTTAGCATAGAAACCTTTTATAGCCCCAATTTCTTGCGAATAGCGAAGGATATGGGAGTGAGGACAGTAATGAGAATAAATTATGAATGGTGGGATGGAAGCAGACCTGATTTAATTATAAGTCCGACACTTTGGAACTTTGAAAAAATACCTGATCCAAAAATATATTTACCATACCCTATAAACAGAAGCAAATTACCTTTCAAAGAAAGAAAGATAGCAAAAACATTTTTACACATAGCAGGAAATATGAGAGCAGGGTATGATAGGAATGGAACTGAAACATTTTTAAAAGCAATACCACTAATTAAAAACCAAGATATAAAAATAAAAATAAAAAGCCAAGTACCACTAAATTGTAAAGACCCTAGAGTAACAGTAATAATAAAAGACCACAAAGAATATTGGGAAAACTGGCAAGATGATGGAGATGTACTTGTAAGTCCAAGAAGATATGCAGGACAGAGCCTTCCATTGAACGAAGCAATGAGTAGGGGGGTAGTACCAATAATGCCTGAAATTATGCCACAGTTAGCCTTTTTACCCAGTGCCTTATTGATAAAAGTTGCAAAAACAGATATAATTAAAATAAAGACAGACATAGAAATTGCTACAATTTTACCAATAGATATTGCAAAGAAAATAGATGAATTAGCAAATACAGATATAACAATTTT